GAAGGAAAGTATCAGCCCATGATGGCTCAGTAGCCGTACCATCCCAAGACGCATCATGCTTGAATGTCAACCGGCCCTTGTAGTTGCCGGGCACCGAAGCACGCATCCCGAAGGATGCTTGACCCTCTCTGGCCTCAAGTTCCGTTTCGCTTTGGATCATGATGTCATAGCAATTGAAAGCCGCTTCGGATGCCGTCAGAGCTTCCGCTGTGCCCGGTGTTGCTTCGATCTTTGCCGCCAATACTCGCTTGCGTTTCAGTAGTGTCATTTGCCTAGCTCCCTGGTTGCTCTTAGTTTGATCTGTCCACTGGCCGCAAGAATTATCTCTCTAAGCCGCCGATTGATTTCGATCGGGAGTCGCTCCCTTGCTGTATCCGCTGCGATCGTCCCGATGTTGCCTTCGCGGAAGTAGTCCCCCGGTCGCTTGCCAAGAACCCGAACAAGCTTTCGAGCCCCTTCGCTTGCTGGCCTGTAGACATCGCCACGCCATCGCGATTGGATAAAGCCATCGGAGATGACAGTCCAGCCGCCGCCCATGTGCGTCTTATATTGAACGCCGAGACTCTGCTTTTTGCCTCGTCGCTTCTTGCTGTAGGACTTGGCTTCGTTCATTCGCACCGGAAAGTTATGGCCTTCCCAAAGGCCTATCGTCACTCCTGCGTTACCGGGCTCTGCTTTGTTCTTTTGTTTGATGGTCTTTTTGAGCGTTGCCGCTTTGTTGATCGGTTTTGCTACACCCTTATTCTCACTCGAAAGCTTGAGATTAACAAGCGGATTGAGTGCCTTTGCCGCTTGCACTCGGACAGTCTTTGCAGTCCGATTAACCGCTGTAGCCAAGTGCCTTGGCAAGTGATCGCCAAACGCACCGAGGTTTTCTTTCATTTGCCGGATTGAGGCTTCGTCAACTGTGATTTTTAGCATCAGTTCCGAAGCTCCGTTGGGTCATCTTCCGAGACCCTAAAAGTAATTTGCAAAGGGACAGTAAGTCCATCGATTCCGCCATCCGCCGCGATGAATTGTACCGAACCAAACACCGCATCGATAGCGTAACCTCCGAAAGTATGCCAAGTCGATGAACCGCTTGCAATCGCTTTTACAACATCCGCATGGAAAGCATTTAGCATTTCGTCTATAGCCTCCTGCCCTCGTTCGTCCTGCATGACATGGCAATGGATGTTGAAGGTCTGCCTGTAGGCATTAGCAGGCGGATTGCCTGGCCTGTCCAACTCACCGACTCGATCCAGTGGCCCCTGAGTCAAAACGATCTGGTTATGCCTTGGAGTAAAGTCTGCGAACCGCTTAGGACGCTGAACTTCGCTGATAACCGTCGAGTACGAACCGCTTCCGATCATCGCATCGAGACGCGATTTAAGAGCGAGAGCGATCGTTTCTACAACTGCTACCGGCATTCGAGAATCAACATCCCTTCATCGTGGCTAGTGAGTCTTAGGATCGAGTGCCGCCTAACAGGTTGACCAACTCGATCCGCAAATTCTAGTTCGTCTCCGCCGAGATTCAATTCGTCGCTTGCGATGCCTTCGGCCTCATCATTGGCAACGTGTATCTCGAAAACCGGATAAACAACGTCACCATCTTCGGGGAGGACACCAAGAGCCTCCCGCACAACCACCGCATCGATCTTGCGAGACCGACCGTTCCGTTTGTAGTAAACGATCGGCTCTGCAAAATCATCGGGATTGGCGAATACCTTCTTGGCATCCTCTTTGATGAGATCGTGAAGGCTCATGCTTATCGCTTGCAGACTACTTTGACGTAATCCAAAACAACCGAATCGACGTTCGTGTTAGCCGCTTTTTGCAACTGAATGATCGGCTGCAATCCAAGGCTGTACCCGCTCATGTCGAAGGTTGTACCTGCAGCGACCTGCTTGCCGTCGATGTAGAACTTCACATTGGACTTGCCGCCCGTGAAGTCAATCACGAACTCTTTGTAGGAAGTCCCGAGGGTGACGCCTGTTGCCACATCATCGTTATCGCGTACTCCGTCGTCGGTCTCTACATAGACCTGAGTAGTGCTCGATGCCCCTTCCATGCGGAACCAAGCATTTGCAACGACGCTGTTAGCGGTATCGTCTCGAGCCGAACCAAGACCGAAGCAAAGGATTGAGCCGCTGGTCAATGTCGATGCTCCAATCTTCGCTCGCATTTCGATCCGCTGGATCAAATCGATGTCGAAGTCCAACGCATCGTTGAAGTGCAAGCAAACGTTCTCGATCTCGCTGGTTGCTGCGAGAGTCAAGGTAGCTTCACTCGTGCCCTTGGTGTAAGTCGGCGTACCGCTGGACGAGGTGTCATCGACTAACCAAGCGGTTGCTGGATCCGCCGAGGTTGGAAGCGTTGCCACCGCCCCGTTGAAGTCGTCATAGAAGATTTGAAAGTCTCGAATATCGCTCATCGTCTGAATTCCTTTTGTATTGTGTTGTAGCTGTCAAAGAAAGCCCTGGACATTGCCGACCAGGGCTGTGAGTCAATCAACCGACTTAGGTACGGTTGCCGAAGATGCCAACGTGATCGATCACCGCGCATCCAAAGGTTTGACGAGCCTTGTAGGTGTAAACATCTCGGCTCATGTCCCAATCGTTCTCAACGAATGGCGATTCCTCGCCAGCCAAGAAAGCGATCTCCATCGTGTCAACTGTCGAGCTGTCGGCGATGGCGTACCAGTTGGTAGTGTTGTTCGCATCGAGCAACGCAGTAGCAACAACTTGCAGCGGTCGAACGCCATTGACGCCGTAGATGTTGACAACGCCGCTGTTGCCGTTGCTCTGTGCGTAGGATTGGCTGGTGACCAATTCCAGAGCCGAAGCTGCGTAGTTTTGAGGAACAAGCAGAGTCCTTGGAGACAGATTCAAGATCGATCCATTGAGACCCTTTTGCAAACTCATAAGCTCGAAAGCTTCGTTGAGAGTCGTCACGCTTGGAGCCGCTGGAGTCGTCGCTGTAATGTTCGTTCCGCTTGCGTGAGAAGCAGAGAACAGAGCCACGCCGTCAGGCATGATCGGGTTGCTCAAGAACTCATCGTAAACGGCTCGCTCTTGAGTGCGTCGAGCCGCTTGCCCTTGCATCGCTGGAATGCGGGACAATGCGTCGAGATCATCGTTGATAACCGTCTCCCAAGACACAGTGAACTCAGCACCGTATTTCGAGACGCGGTACTTCTTGCGTCGATCGCTCAAGCCCTTCTCAGGGTAAGGCTTGGTCTCAGGGACTTGCTCGAAATTTGGGTACTCCGAAAGCTGAACCACGTTGATATCTTTGAAGTCATCCACGCTTGCACGTTGGCGAACCCAAAGCGACCAAGTGAAGGGAGCTTCATCGTAAGCCGCCCGCAAGGTCTTGTTGACCGCATCAAGCAGGATGCTCCCGAAGCTTCCCGTGGTATGGTATGCATCGGATCGACGGATGCGATGACGATCAAGAGTAGGTTGATGGCCCATCGCCATTCGCGCAACATCGGCTTTAGTGAATCGCTCTGGATTGGCTCCCATGCGTCGCACGCAAGCCTCAGCAAGACGGTAGAGCCCGAGGTTTCGGAACTCGGAATCACCTTCAGCCGTCGGAGCCTTGGTTCGTTGGATGTTGCCTTGGAAACATCGCTGAATCAAGCCTGATCTTGCGGCGTTCTCAAACTTGTCATGCTCCGACTCGGTAACGCGAACATCGCCTCCGACAGTCTGTCCGATTGGGGAATTGCTCATCTTTCGGATGATCCTTTCTTGAGCGTCTTGAACTGAACATCCTGATTCGACCAGTTCATCCACAAAGGCACGCTCGACCTTTGCTAGAGTCCCCGCCGAGATAATTGCTTTGCGTCGGTCGTCAACTGCTTTGAGTTGTCTTGCGACTTCTTCTTGTACTTTTTCGTCCATCCGCATTGCCTCATCTTCGGGCTTATCATGCTCGGCTCGCACCGCTTCTTCGGATGGCTTATCGCCCTCCATCAATTCAACCTCAAGCGATGGCTTTTCCATGTGGTCAGCCATCCACTTGATAATCTCGCTCGCATCGGTCATCCCTTCTGGGAGACCAAGGGCTGTGAGTTGAGCCATTAGCTCTTCGTTCATGCCTGCCTGCCTTTCTTCTTGGTCGTATGACCGTCGAACCGTGGAATTTGGATCTGCGCCCGTTGCACAGATCGACGCGTTGTGAGGTTCCCAAGCGGTAACTATTTCCGCTGGGCCCTCGATCACCTTGCCTTGTCGGGTGGTGTACGTTTGACCCTCGCCGACGTAGACCCTTGCGAGGATCTGAGCATCAATCGAGAAGTCGTTTAGATGGCCCTCGTTGTATCTTGTGGCCACAATCTGAGATTCTTCGTCGGAAGCAAACGACGCGTCACCAACGAGCGAACCGTCTTGAATCGAGATGTTTCGGATCGAGCCGAACACGTTGCGAACCGTCTTATCATTGTGAGAATCGACGATTGGCAGCTGGTTTTTGCCGTTGCGGAATTGCACTCCATCCATCAAGAGAACTTGACGGATCATTTGCCGACGCTCCGCATCGTAAATCTCGATCGGAGTCTCTGTAGCAATGACCGCTTTGCCATCTTTTGGTGCTTGAAAAGCTCGCTGGATCTTTGGCACCGATGCGATCCTTTCAACAGTGTCTCTTGATTCCATTTGTCGCTTTACCTTTCCGGCCCAAGCCTTACCCGCATCACCGCCGCAAAGAGCCCAAGCGATCCGACCCGCTGACGGAAAACCTTTTTGGCCTGGCTTCCATCCTTCGCCCTGCTTATCAACTTCGTGACGAGCAAAATAGGAAACCATTCGTCCGATGGTATCTGGACTGATCTCTTTGCCGTTCGATAGGTCGCGAGCCCTAGCAGCGCCCACCGGAGTCCCACCGCGATTGTGCTCACGTCGCCATTCAAGACCCTGCTTAGCTTCTTCACGCACGCCCTCAGGAGGTGTAAAGTCGATGCCATCGTACTTCGCACGCTCGACCTGCTCGCTTGCGTACAAAGCCGCGATATGATCGTTAGCATCGGCCTGGCTTGCATGGCATCCCATAAGTTGACGTTCGTCACTCTTGAAAACGCCCCAAGGCTTAGCGATCGGACAAGCCGCTGTCGTCTTTGCGTCATAAGGCATTGGCCACCTCGCTAACGACTGCTTGAGCCTCTGGATGTGTTGCCGATGCCGATTGAGCCGCCGAGATTGCTAGCTGTTGCTCTTGCGGAGTCAGCAAACCAAGCTTCTTCTTAAGTGCGTTTTCTTTGGCGCGTTGGTACATCACCGCTTTCCATGATCGACCCCTTGCGCCCAATTCGGTTTGATAGTCGCTCATGAATGATTCAATCGCATCCTTAGCCGCTGCTTGCTCCGACTGAGGATCGACCCATTCCCATTCAGGTGTCATCCACTCGACAGGGGCAAAAGTGCGACGGTCACTCAGTATCTCGCTGGAGGTGGGAAACGAGGGTAGGGAACTGAGCGCCGCCGCATCGAGGAACGCATCCCAAACGGGCTGTAGCAAATGTCGGATCAAGTATTTTTGCCAACATCGGAACCGACGACGATCTTCCAATTGGCTCGTTCTTGATGAGCTGTAGGATGTCTGGCTGTAATCCCTTGCGACCGTCTCGTAGGACAAGCCGGTACCGACTGCGATTTGCCTTAGGATTAAAGCGATCCAAGGCTCTGCCGCTGAGTTAGGACGGCCTGGATTGAGCCCAACAACATCCTCGCCTGGCCTTAGGTTCATCACCATGCCTGGCTCGACATGGCTATAGCTATTGCCTGCGTCGTCAGTGTTGCCGACTCCATCGGGCTCAATCAAATTCCCAAGTGGCGTATCAGTCTTGATAGCCACCGTGAAACAACTTGCCACGGCCGAAGCTTGTAGCTCGTTGTCAAGATAGGTTCCAAGATCCCGCACCGGAGTGACCACAGGAGCAAACCAAGTAACGCCCCTCGTTTGGCCGATGCGATCTTGCCGGTACAAGTGCATGATCTCATGGGCAGGTACACGCTCGGGAGTGCGAGTCACAGCGTAGGGTTGCAATGGGTGGTCCTTGTAGATCCAGTACGCAACCGGACGACCAAGATCGTCAACCTCGACACCGCGAATGATACGATTGTCACCAGCCGGAGTTAACCGCGCTGCGTAGTTGTCCTTGTCCCCTGCAAGCCTGTCTGCTTCAATCAATTCGAGAGCCAATGGGACAGGCCGATAGATTCCTCGATAGACCTTGCTCGGCGTTCTAATGAGCCTTACGAGCACCTCACCGGCCTAAACCATTTCACGTTGGCAAATCGCCTGGATTTCGTCGAGGGTAAACTTGCCGTTGACATCGCAGACTTCGGCCCACTCCGACCAAATCTTGTCGCGTTGGTCGTTGATGGTTTCGATGTCGTCGCCGCTTGGAGTTTCGAACTGGCTCTGGGCCTTGATGCCACACCCAACCACCGATGAGACGATCGTATCGACGACGCCCCATGCGTAAGCATTGTTGCGAACAAGATCCCTAGCCCATGCCCGAAGCGTATCAGCACCAAACGGCCCTGATAGCTCCATGTCCGCTGGATTGTTTTTTGGCTTGCGACTCGATGAGATTCGCGATGGCTCCGCCCCCGTAAAAGACCTGAGCACCTTTCGAGCCTGAGCCCTTCGGAGTCCCGCCGTAGGACTGATAGCCGTGATAACAGAATCGAGCATCTTTCCGATCATCGACGAGCCCTCGACAATCTCCCGAGAGTCACGCCACCGGAACCGCTTTCACGCTCAACCTGTTGTTGGAGCATCCGTCGTTCTTCAAAGAGCGACTTTAGGTCAAGCTTCGTAACCGTTCTTGAGCCAATAGAATACTGCTGAGCCCCTCCGGTTAAGAGAGCCTCAATAGCTGCGTCGATGAGTGCTAACAGACTTGCCGCTGATGCCATGCACAAAGGATTGCATGACGATCAAACATTCTCAATAAGCCTGTACCATTAGCCTAGTACAGTCGAGCAAATTTACTTACCTTCTTGACTCCAAGTATGGTTGCAGTTCTTGCACTTGCAAAAACGGATCTTGCCTCTAGTGCAATAAACGTAGCTTGCATTCGTTCCATGTGGTCGCCTGGTTTCGCACATAGTGCAAGGTCTAGGAGTAAACTGCCTGTAGATCGGCTCGATCGGTTGTTGCTCGATTGTTGCCGTTTGTTGCACCGCTTCGCCTGATTGCTTCCTGCTTTTCTTCGCCATTCCTAATGCCTCCGTTTTGGAATCCACCCGCCCTGCCGTTGTTTCAAATTGCGTCCGTGCTGGTACGCCTTTGGAGCGTGCTTGACTGGCTTAGGTTGTTCGCCGCTAACGTGCTTCGGTTGCACCTCGATTTCACTTGGAGCAATCAACTTAACTCCGCAAGCCTCACTAGCCGCCGCCGCCATGTAGGTTGCATCGAGCCAGTGGTTATTTGAGTCTTTGACCATCCAGTAGGTCTTGGCGCCCTTGCCTTCGGTGAACTTGGTTACCAATTCTTCTGCTGCGATGTGCTGCGAGTACTGGCTGTGCCTGCGTTCTTCCTCAAGTGCGAACAACGAAAGCGAACCACGCCGAAGCATGTTCGATTCGTCGAATGTCGGAGTCATAAAGCGTTCATGCACGAACTGCTTCCAGTAGCTTGTATCGAGCTCGTAAAGCCAAACATTCGAGGACGGAAGCTTTTGAGCGTGAAGGTTTGCCCCTGCAATCGTCGTCGATGTGGACTTGGCTTTTCGATGGTACGGATCTTGACCCTTGCTAGGATGAAAGATCCCGCCGACCTCACGACAGAATTGGTATGCTGCATTGGTAAATGCACCGGAATCCACAAAGCAAAAATCGATGGTTCTCCGAGTCCCTGTTGTGTCGCTGAATTCTTTCGTTAGCAACTCGTCCCGAAGGCTCAAGAGAGCCTGATAGATCATAGGCTCGCTGGCTTCGTGATCCATGCTTTTATCTGTCCCGTAAACCTGATGGATGCCATAGTCGGCCACAACACCACCGGCCCCATGCCACCAAGAGGTTATGACCCAATGCAGATAATACTTTCCAAGGTCGATCGCGGCCGTAAGTGCAACCGTGTTAGCAGGCAACTGCCGACGAACCAAACCGCTGATCCTTGACTCAACGAGAGCAGGAGTGATCCCAAGACCCATCGGCCCGGCTTCCTCAGGTGGATCGTTGTCGATTTCAGTCGATACCGCTTTTTGCCCAACGTCGGCCACTCTGTTGAAATAGCTTTGCACCGCTGACAATTCCATCGGCTCGCCGTCGATGTGAGTCTTTTTGCTGTAGCTATGCGGATTGCTAACGACCGAACCACGCTCAATGTCCTCTTGATTATCAAGCCAGAACCGGAAAGCCTCCCGAGCGTCTGGATCGTCATCTTTGCGTCCCTTCCGCATGTCGATGTACTTTTCAATTAAGTCCATTCGATCAGGCTTTGTGACGAGCTTGCGGTATCGCTTGCCCCTCCAAGATGGCTTGATCTTGGGATCGGTGTAACGATACGCAATACACTTGCGATTCTGAATCGTGCAAAGCATTACTCTAGGGATCCGCTCCGATGACTGACCTAGACCCGCGATGTCTTGTTCGATTACTTCCTCGTTCTTATCGATGGTCGTTTCGCTTGCCGCTGCCTCCCTGTCCTCAATGTCGTCGATTATCGCAAGCGTTGGCCGTCTGCTTCGATACTTCGTCCCACGGATTGCACCATCGATCCCTAACGAGTAAAGCACCTGACCGCATGAAGCTGGCTCGATCTCTGCCGGCCAGCCTGGTAGCTGATCTCTGCCGATCGTCGGGAACACAAAGAACTCTGGCCCAATCACAATGTTGGTAGGCATCCCGTTGCAAGTCTGCATTCGTCCTCTACTCGACCAACCGCCGACAGCCTGAAACGGAATCGCGATCTCTGGGTAATCCGCCGCGAAGATTTCATTCTGCTGGAGTTGCTCAACGATGTCCCGAACTTCCTTCTTGGCTTTGTCGGCATTCTTGCCAATGACCACGGGAAACGTCGATAGCCGACGGATCATCAAGTACAGAGCCGTAAGGATTGCAAGCGTCGTCTTACCCTCGCCCCGCGGCCCTGCAATCGATTGATCCCCGCCGTAACGAGCAGCGTCGATAATGGAATGCACCATCGCTAAGCGATCCTCAGTCCAGCCCTCGAAGAACTTTTCGGGAAAGTAGGTCGAGAGCCACAACGCAGGATCAGACTCGCACTTGAGCCGACGAGCAGGATCGAGAGGTGGAGGGATGGCGATGTCGCGTTGACTCGCTCGCTTCTTGGCCATCAAGTCGCGTTGATATAACCGCCGATCACCCTTGACCGGATCCGCCGACAATGCCGTTTTCGGATGCAAGCTTAGCAAGCTCTGCAACTGGGACAGATCGAGCGAGTTCAAGAAGTCGTAATCGGAGTTCATTATCCTTGGCCTCCTTCTTGGCTTCTGCTTCGTCTCGCTTGTGGTCGAGAGCATCCGCACCCAAAAGCACCTTCGCCGCATCGACTGCCAATTCGGGATCGGTCAGACATTGCATCAACGCTGCTTTGATCGCTTCCTTGTCTACGTTCCATTTCTCTTTCAAGGCTCGATTGACCATCGCTAAATCGCGTTTCGATTCGATCCTGAACAAACCGCCCCCTACCCCGCGTAAACACTTGCTAACGTGCTAACTTTCTTTTGTTTTTTCGGGCTAATGGTTTG